GGCAAAGGCAGGTAGGGGTGCTAGGTTTGCAAGAAATATGATGGGTCGTGGAAAAGGTGATGATGGAGGGGGAAGCAGTGCCATAGTTGCAAGACCATCTTCGTCAATCATCCCAAAACCGGATGAGTCAAGTGCAATTGTAAAAGTACCTAAGGCAAAGAGAACTTATGTGCGCTTAGGGATGGAAGGGCATCTCATAAACATTAGGGATAATGTGACTGCGATAGATGATTACTTAAAGGGAACAATTGCTGCACAGAAAAAAGAGATTGAAGATAAAAAGAAAGAGGGAAGCGAGCAAAGAAGAGCAAAGCAAGAAAAAAAACTAGAAAAACCTAAGAAGAATCAAAAGTTTAATATGAAGGGCATGAAGATGCCAAAGACTGGCATTCTTGATGGCATATTTAATTTTATTGCTAATGTGCTGATGGGTATGTTAGTCCTTAAATTAATGGAGTTCGGTGAGGCAATAGAGAAAAGTGGTGTTCTTCAATTCATAGGTAAAGCAGCAGACTTTGTATTGAAGTTTGGTGGGAAGTTGCTTGATGGTTTGATGACACTTATAGACAAGGCATATCAATTGTATGATGGTCTTGGTGATAAAGTTGCTGAGGTTTTTGGTGAGGATGGTAGGAAAGCATTCGATGACTTCTCATCTACACTTAACAAGGTATTAAATGCGACAATCTCTGTTGCGTTAGTGGCTGCTGCATTAAGCGGTGGCATGAGTAAAATACCTGTTGACAAGCAAGCAATTAAACAATTAAAAAATGTTCCTGGTAAAAGTAGGTTAGCAAAAAATAAAACACTTAGAAGATACATCAGTAGATTTGGTAGAAAGGCAGCAGAAAGAAGATTTGGAAAGGCGGCAGTTCAACAATTAGGTGGTAGGTTTGCTAGATCTGGAGCGACCAATCTTGCAAGACAAGCGATGGTCAAGGGTCTTGGTAAGAAGGGAACAAAACAACTTCTTAAATCTATGAAGACTTATGTTAGTCCTATTGTTAAAAGAATTCCTTTAATCGGTGCATTAATTGATTTTGCACTTAATTATTTTGTCTTTAAAGAACCGATTGGAAGAGCAGCATTCATGGCAATCGGTGCTGGTTTAGGCACATGGGTTGGTGGATTGCTTGGAACTGCAATTCCCATTCCATTAGTTGGCACAGCAATCGGATCATTCTTAGGCGCTGCTGGTGGTGATATATTAGGTGGTGCGATCTATGATATGATCTTCGGTGGTCAATCGGAGGATGCTGCTAAACAAACAGTAGCAGCACAGGGTGAAGCAACTGATAAGGAGGAATATACCGGAGGAAGAAACATATTCCAGAGAGCATTTGATCCCCTTCAAGTATTCAGTAAAGATCAACCTAAAACATCTGCCGTACCATCACAACAACCTAGTGGTGACATCCCATCTTCAATTAGTTCTGGAACTGGTGGAACATATGAGGAAAGTGCATTAGGAACTAAGCGTGCAGGTGATCTTGGAAGGTATATCTATAAAACATTACAACCTCAAACAGCTACTAATTATGGTGACTTTAGTTATGCAAGTGAGCACCCAGATTTTGGTGGATCATTTAAAAGATCATATAACTCTTGGCACAATGTTAATCGTGCAATTGATATTGGTGGATTTTGGCCTAAGGATCAGAAGAAAATTCTTGCAAAGATTCTAGAGTTTAATCAACAGACTGGTGCTACTCCCGTAGAACTTCTTTATGGAAAACCTGGAACTCCACAATCAGGCACCCATAAAGATCATGTTCACGTAGCATATGAGGGTGGTGGATATGTTGGTAGAAAGTATGACATGAATAGAATTAAATCATACGCATCATATGAAGCAGGCAATAGTGATCCAATCGTGATTCCATTACCACTTCCACAGCAGTCTCCACCACCACAAACTTATGGAGACAATCAACAAATGCCAATGATAATGTCGGGTGGAGATAGAAGTAATCCATTTGAATTCCTTGACTTCCAAGGTTAAATAGAGGTAAGAGGTAATAAAAAATGGCAGTATCAAAGGCAGCAGAAGCAGGTTACATAAAAGAATTTACCGTAGCATCTAATGACAATACGGGTAATATCAGTATGGTTGGTGGTCTTGTAAACTTTCAGTATTTTGAAAGTATTATGGACAACACTGTGAAAGTAAGTGCCGTTTTTAACGATACTGGTAATTCAATTAATGGAAAGACTGCTAGATCTGGACTGCCAATTGTTACTGAAGAAAAAGTAACTATTAAGATAGAAGATAATAATAAAAATACTTTAGAGTTTAGTGATAAGAAAAACAATCCACTCTTTATCAAAAATTGTACACCCTTCTCTGAGGACACGAGAAAAGAAGTTCTTAATTTATACTGTGTGTCTGGAGAAGCAATCAAAAATTCTAGAGTTGTGTTGCGTTCTAGATTTGATGGTAAAATATCTGATTCAGTTAGAAAGATTGTTACGGAGGGAAACTTTAAAGGTCTTGGTTCAAAGAAAAAATTAGATATAGAAACTACAAAAAACAGTTGTAATAAAATACCAAACAACAAACATCCTTTTTTCTGGTTAGATAAATTTTCTGTGCAAGCAGTATCAGAAACAAATCAAACTGAAGGAAAGAGTGCTGGTTATTTTTTCTATGAGACATCAGAGGGATATTTCTTTAAATCAATTGATACTCTGTTAGATCAAAAAGCAAAGAAGACAATAATTTATAATGAAAGCACTGATAGAAGAGGTCAAGACATACCAGATGGGTATGATGTAAAGGCACTATCGATGGAGTCTGACAATAGAATTGATGCCATTGAAAAAAATAAGATGGGGACATTCAGTAATAGAATCGTCACGTTTGACCCATTCACCACTTACTATGAAGTGAATAGAATTAAAGCAGTTGAAAATGAATCAGTGATAAAAAAAGCAGGTAAGAAATTGCCAAAGATGAATGATGAATTTAAGAATCCTGATGCGAATGAGGAATTTTCTAGGACAACATATTACATTCTAGACACGGGCACTCTTCCGACAGGAGACACAAAGGAGCAAATTAAAAAGTCAGCAGAAGAAAACTTTGAGGTTGCGAAGATCCATAATCAGTCTATGATGAGATACAACCAGCTGTTCTCTGCTCAGATCACCATTACAATACCTGGTGATTTTTCTTTGCACGCTGGTGATGCTATCTTTGTTGACACTCCTGAAATCAAAGATAATAAAAATGACAAAGTTGATTCCCAACAAGGGGGACTATATATTATATCAGACCTTTGTCATTACATTTCTCCACAAGATACTCTGACAAAGATGAACTTAGTTAGAGACACGTTTGGAAGAAAACCTAAAACACGCGGTTAATTAAATGGAAAGTATCGAAAAGCACATCGAGAAGGACAAGGAAATCCTTCAGGATCCAACGACTAATCCACAAATGCGTCGTCATATTGAAGGCGAACTGCATGACTTAGAAGAATATGTAGAGCACCACAAGAAAGAGATTGAAGAGGGAGATCATCACGATCCCAGTTATCTTGAATTATTCTGTGATCAAAATCCTTCTGAACCAGAATGTCTGGTATATGACGACTGATGGAGGGAGGGGCATTATTTAATCCAGGATTTTTAGGCTCAAGTTTTCTCTGGTGGGTAGGTCAGATTGCTGACGATGCCACCTGGAGAGACAACATCCTGCCTGGCCCTCATAAAGATACTAAAAAACCTGATGGTTGGGGTAGAAGATACAAGGTAAGAATCATTGGTCTTCATGATCAAGGTGAGGAGTCTATCGATTCTGATCAACTGCCCTGGGCACAAATAATGTATCCTGTCACCGGTGGTGGCGGACAAACATCTGCATCTCATACCTCAAACCTTAGACAAGGTATGATGGTATTTGGATTCTTTCTTGATGGACAGGATCAGCAAATACCAGTTATTATGGGAGTGCTTGGACACAATGTTCAGGTTCCACTATCTACAAAGATTGGTGATAATAGAGTCACTAATAATAATCCTGGCCCTCTTGCGACTAGTGGTGTTGCTGAGGGAAGAAATCCTCCCCCCAATACACCTGCCGATGGTGGTCCAAATCCAGTCATACCTGATGATGATCTCAGGGTCACTAAACCTAAATCAGAGGCACAGCAAAGAGAAGAGGCAGAACCATCTCCTGGTGCTCAACTTAATGAGTTTGGAAGAGATCCTAACAAACCTGATTCGGAACAGGCAGCTGCTGATCGACAAAGTGCAATCGCTGAGGCAGAGACACTTGGATATGAGAAGGGTAGCATAGAGTATGTGACTCTCATAGAGAAGAGACTTGTTCAGGGTATTCGTAATCGTAAGAAAGCAGCGAACTCTCCTTCTGCGCCAGTTCAACCTGGAGCAACACTTGAGGGTGTAGATGATGTTACGGTCATTTCTTCTGCTGATACAAAGAGAAATGATTATTATCGTATTAAGACGGTAATGCTAAATCCTCTTAGTTTCCCACAATCAAATTCAAAAGCACTTCAGACGGTGCTCGATAATCTTGTTAAGAAAATAGAGAAGTATGTAAATACATTCCAAAGTTACATTGATAAGGTCTCAAATACAATTGATGACATTCAGCAGATCATGAGAAATGCTGCACGCGAGATTGCAAAGTATATCAAACCCATGATGGATAAGGTCATGGAGTTTGTCATGAAGAAAATGAATGAGGCACTCACAACCGTGGTTGCTGCTTTACCATCTAGTCTGCGATATCAGTTTGCAGACATGAAAAAAATGATTACTGAGTTAATTCTTTGTCTTTATAACAAACTTACTCGGGGTCTTGAGGGTTTAATTGCAGGTGTTCTTGATAAAGCACTAAATCTTGCTGGACTGGAAGAAAAAGCAAAAGCAGCTGCTGCCAATTCAAATGGTGATGATGATTCATATAGAAGATTAGCACCTAAGGTTCCACCATGTTATGCAGAGGACATCACAGCACAAGTATTTGCCTCTGCTCAACCAGAGATTGATGAAGCAAATAATTCACTTATTCAGAATCTTGATAGTTTCTTAGATGATATTCAGAAACAACTTGCTGGTGTTAGCGGAGCACTTGACGGACTTATGAATAAAATTCCAGATATATCTGGTAGTCTTACTTCGGCATTTGGGTTTGAAAATCTTACTATGAATTTATTTGGTTGTGAATTGTCACCCAATCCTCCTGTTGATGATTACTACACACTTCAAGGTGGTGGTGCTGGACAACCAGATGCCAAACTCCCAAGTCCAGCAGCAGTTGAAAAAGCAGTTCCTGCTGTCACTACCGTCGCTGCACCTAGGGAGCAGGTTGGATTTATTCAACCCACTGGTGGTCAGAGTGATGTTAAACCTAGCGGATCAGATTCAATTGGTGCTGATTTAGATAGGCAACAAGCACTTGCAGAAGCAAATGATCCTGCTGAACGTGAAGCGACCAGACAGTCCCTAGATATCTAATAAATACAAAATATGAAGACAAGATATAATCAATAATGTCATTCAACCTCTTCGGTCCTGCTACTATCTGCGACATAAAAGTCGGATATATTTCGACTGATAGAGGGTATGTTGATGGTCTTAGCAGATATGAAGCAAATAAGTATGCTCAGCTAAATCCTGGCACCCAATTTATTTTTAAGAATAGGGATATAATAAGATATCTCAACATTAATGAGGTAAATCAACTCACTCCTGATGACCTTTTACCAAATAGAGTTCCTACAAATGGTTGTGATCAGGAAAGTGTTAATACATTTGGATTAGATATTTACAATCCAGATGGTTCTCTTAAACCAGATGCAACTGGAACACCAGGAACTCCAAGAGTTTACATTAATGGTGGTGGTGGAGTGGGTGCTGCGGCAAATGCTGTGATTGGAAACGATGGATCACTTCTCGCCGTTGATGTTGTTGACGGTGGTTACGGTTATAGATATGAACCTCAGATTGATATCGTTGATCTTGAGGGATTGGGTTCTGGAGCAGTTGCTATTGCAAGTCTTTGTCCTCCTGATAGAGTGGGCACTCTTCAGACTTTTGAGAATGAGGAGGACTTTGAAGAATATGATTTAAGAACTTGTGCTCCTGCCCCGGTAGATTTTGGTAGAAGAGTTGGTGCTGATGGTGAGGATATTGGTGAGTGGGATCCATCGATTTATGCATCACTTAGAGTTGATCCAATCCGAAGAGAGATAATTGCTTATCAAGAATTCTTAGATAGTCTTCGTGAAGGATGGTGGAATACAAGAAAGGCAAAACCAATTGAAATTATTGCTGATGATAAGAAGGGAAATGTAAAGTATGATGTTCAGCACTGGGCATGGGGTGGTTCAAGAGACGTTAAAAAAATCGAGAGTAAAAAAGAAAACTTTAGCGAAGTAGAGTTCAAAGTATACACTCAAGGTGGTCAAGACAGAGGTTTGATGTTTACCTTTGTTGAGAAGAATGGTGATCATAGATTTAAAATTAAGGCAGATAGTTTTCCTGACGGTGCTAAAGGTCAAAAGGTAAAAATTAAGGTAAAAGCAAACTCAGTGTATACTGTTAATGCTTCGGGTAGATTTAGAGGAAAGGGAGTAGAGCAAGGTCTTCTTAAAAACTTTGGTAGAAAAGGAAAAGAACTTGACAGAAGATTTACTGATGGTAAGAGAATCTTTGCAGACTTTGTAAAAAGTTCAAATGATAATGATGATCTACAAATTGAAGCAACTCAAGGTAAGTTTAAGACAGACAACAGAAGAAAACTTGATGGTCATAGCACTTATGATTTAACTTATCAATTACAAGACTCTGGACAGTTTAGAGCAGAGACTAAAGTTATTAAAAAAATAGACGATTCTTTTATGAATCGTTTTGCAATCTCTCCAGTTCCACCATCTAATGTACCGGGTAGTGATTTTGCTGGTATACAATACTCATTCATTTACGAAGAGAACTTTCCCTATGATGGCGAATACACCTTCAAGGCAATGGCAGATAATGTCGGTGAAGTATACGTTGACAACGAATCAATATTTCAATTTAGAAGATTTAAGGGTGGACCAGATGTAGTCAAAAGAAATATTAAAGCGGGTGTTCACAAAATTAGATGTGATTTATTCAATGCTCCTCAGAAAGTAAAAGTTAAATCAGTTCAACCATCTCCACAACCACCCGCTACTACAGCACCAGGGGAGTTGCTTATTGATTACCGTGGTATGTCGGAGGGGGCAGGCATAAAAAGAAGATCAAATACCAAAGTTGCAATTGATGATAATATTGGCAATGGTTTTGACGAGAATGCTAGGTTTGAAATCAAATCCTCGACTGTAAATGCTAGATTTTCCCAAGATGGTAAAAAACTTTTGTTTGATGGTAGTGGATCTGTTACTATTCGGTTTACATATGATGACAACCCTAATACTGCTGGTTTAGCTGTCACCGACATTGAAGTCGGTGGTACGGTGTGGAAGAGAAAATTTGATAATATATTCAATGCATCAGGAAAGAGTAGATTTCAAGGTAGACCAGCATATACCAAGAGATATGAAGAGAGAGGTAGCGTTACAAAAACTATTAAAGTCTCAGGTCCAAAGACATCCTCAACAGGAGATAGACCTGCAAGACCATCTGGAAAATCAACTGTATCGACAAGTGATCAACCATCAGAAATTTTTAACACACTTGACTATATCAATAGAGCAAATAGAAAATTATTCAGGATAAATTCAAACGCTGGAAAAGACTCTGATTTTCTTAATAGATTTGGTGTGTTGCCGTTTAATCCTGCTGCTGTTGAGAGGGAGGAATCCCTTGTTCCTGTTAAGTCACCACCTCAAGCAAAACCACGAGCGTCTATTGTTAGGGAGGGTGATAGACTTTTTCTTAAAGTCACCGGTGGTGGTAGAATAAAAGTAGACTTTAGGTTAAAAGTTGACGACAATCTTTATACCTCTGGTGTTTTTGCAAGAGAAATTGTTATTAAAACTGATGATAATGATTTAAAACTTCAAAGAGATATTAGAGAGGTACGAGCTGGTAGAGCAAGTTTTACGACCGGTAAGAAAAAAGAAACTATTACAGGTTCCGGCACCTTTACTGGTGGTAAGACCTATCCCATTAAAGTTATTGGTGGTAGTCCAACATCTGGATTCAAACCAATTGATAAGACTACGGTTGGATTTGATGATGATATTAAAAATGGTTACGATGAGAACGGATTACTCAGAATCGAGAATGTAAAAATTCTTCAAGAGTCGGATGCTAGGTATGAAACTAAACAAAATCAAGTCACCAAAGTTGTAAAAAGATTTCCTCAGAAACCAAATGCATCGACTGATGCATATGCTGGTATTCATGTAATTCTATGGGAAAATGTAGATTTTCCTGTCGATGGAAACTATAACATCAGCACTATGGTTGATGACAATGCCACAATTTATATTGGAAATAAGGATGGTAATGGAAAGAAAGCAATAGGGAATGGTTTGAGAAGTGTAGAGCAAGGTGGTGATGAAGTCATTATCAAAAAAATAGGATTCACTCAAGGTGCCAGCACTGGCAAAAGTATTGACACTAGATTCTTTAGGAAAGGAAAGTACAGAATTCGTGTAGAACTTGAGCAAATTCCAGGTAAACCTTTAGCAAAAGGTAATCCTATGGCGTTTGCCATGAAGATCGTGTCTTCAGGTAATGAAGCAGAACTTATTTCTCCACGAAGTTGGAATGAAAATCCCATGGGTGTCGCACTTAAGATTGACCCACCACTTCCTCCCATCCCTCAGGAACCAATCCCTAGAGCACCTGGTAGATGTCCTAATAATCCCATCTGGTCTACTAGATTTCCCGGCGGACAACAAAGTTGGTGGCCTGTGACTCACGCAAACCGAGATGGCACTAAAACATGGTCTAAATTTATGAACCGTTTTGCCGTATCACCAATTCCTCCCCTTAGCACAAAGGGAACTGCAGGTGGTGGTATTGTGTATTCTAACTCTTGGAATATAGAGGCTCCCTACGATGGTTTCTATGGTATGAAGGGAACTGTTGATAATGGTGGTAGAGTGTTGGTTGATGGTAAAGTAATTCTGCAAGGTGGTGGCACAAGTTTTGCAGGCAGTGGTAGAACTCTTGAGGGTTTTGGTTCTGAAACTCCTCAAACTGTCAAGTTCCCCCTCACTCAGGGAAATCATACTGTTACAGTCGAGGTAGAGAACAGACCACAAACTAAACAAAAGAGAATCAAGAAGACCATATTTAATACTGCTGACTGGGCAGTTCAAACAAATCCCGCAAAACTGAGTCGGACCATTGATATTGTTTATAAGGATTTACATCCTGCCAACAAAAAAATAAGAGTTTCCGCAGATCAAAAGGAAATTACACTAAAGGATGGTGATGGCAATGACACTAATTCTTCATTTAAAATTATATCTGGAGCTGCTATTTTCTCTAAAGATGGAAAGAAAATAATCGGTCAAGGGAAGGTTCGTATTAGATTAAAGTATAAAGATGATCCAAAAAAATTCGGTGAAGCAGTTCGTAGGATTACGATTGGAAAAACAAAATGGAACAGGAGAAGTGATAAAACTAGAGGTGAAGAAACCAAAAATGTTGATCTTGGTTTTGACTCGCCTTCTGGAATTGGATTATCTGGGGGCACCACAAAGAAAGGTGTTAGTTATTCAGGACCAGAACTTGCTTCTTATAGAAGTGGTTCTCTTGGACCATTTCTTACTCCAAAATTTGATAGTGATCAACAGTATCTTGCAGAATTTAATGGTACGACATGGACCATGAAGTGGACTGGTGTTGACTTTCCAATTACTGGTAGATATAGAGTTAGATCTGAAGCAGATGATATACTAAGATTGAAAGTTGACGGAGAATTTATAACCGAAACAAAAGTTTCTGAAGGAGTGCGTGAGATATTTTTTAATGGATCTCAGGGTAAGAGAACCGTTGAAATGGAACTCACCAACATTGATCTTCAGAGACCATTCCAAATCAACCCCACTGTTTTTAATGTAATTATTGATACTGATGCAAACATAACTGTGCCTGCAGAGAAAGCATGGAGAGATAATCCTGTGGGAATATCTGCTATTCTTATTCCACCTCCATGTCCACTTGAAACAAAGGGACTCGGAAAAATATGTGATATTCTTCCACTTCAACCAGGAAATGGATATGCCCCACCACCAGGACCAGGATATCCTGTTGTTCTTGAAGTAATTAGATTAGAACCTGTCAATCCAGGTATAAATTATGGTCCCGATGATGCCATCTGTATAATTAAAGATGATGGATCAAGGGTTTGTTTCCCACCGAACTTAGGACCATTTGGTGCTAATCTACCAATTGACACCGCACCTACTCCCGTCACTCAATATCCTAATGTCTTCCAATCATCACCCACAGGTGTGAATGCAAGATTTAGACCTGTGGTTAGAGTTCGTAGAGACCCTCTTGATGTTGAACCAGAGGATATTCTACAGGTGACAGACCTGGTTGGTCTGAAGAGAACAGGTTATGTCGGTGGTCGCGAATACTTTGGCGCTGTCTTCTATAAGAATGGTGTTCGCTTTGCTGGATATTATGAGACCCCTGGACAACTCATACAAGTTTATGATACACTACAGGAGAGCATTGACGGTGAGGTCACCACCAAACCTTCCGCAATCCTTAGACAGGGTACGGACATAACTAGTAACGATCCTAGACTTAACATCCCAGGAACGCCTGAAAATCTAACGTAATATGGCAACTTCTAGAAATCAAAATAAAGATCCAAAGGGTGCCGATGGGGGTGGAACAGCGCACAGCAATTATACTGCTCAGCGTATTGGAAATGATCATGGCAATATAAAATTAGGACATGTTCATAAGGATGCTGGAACAACCTCCGGTGTTCTGCTTGAAACTTCAGATGCCTTACATCACATTACTCTTGAAAGAGCAGGAGAAAGAAAGGGGCACACAATCTCTTTATCTCCTGGCGATACTGTCATCAAAGCGGGTGAGAAAAACACCGTTTCTCAAACTACAATTATGATTGAGGCGGTTAATGGTGACATCTGTTTAGTTGCATCTAATGGTAAAATTAGAATGCAGGCAGATGATATTGAGATGATTGCTAATGGGGGGGATGGCAACAACGGCAACATCTCCCTGACAGCAGTCGAAAATATACTTACTGACTCTAAAAAATTTCTGGTCAACGCCAAGAATTTTTATAGAATTGCAACACCAGGATATGCAGAGCTCGCTGGCAATTCGGGCATGACTCTCTATGCATCCCTAATTAGAGGTGTCACTGATGCATGTGCAATAAAGGACTCTAAGGTTGGTGGTCAGGCAATTCAAAAAGCAAATAATACTGTATAAAGATGTCATTTAATTTAGACGACGCCAACGTTGGTGGACAACTAAAAGTTGGAACAGGTATTTGCCCTGCTACGGGTGAGGGTGCCACTAAAGTTAATGGTTCTGCGATGATTGAGGGACCGATTGTTTTTGGAAATCCCACAACTTTTCCGTTCCCATATGCTACTCTTAACGTAGGTCCACTTACTAACTCCGATAATAAATTTTCACCCCTTATTCCAGGTGCCTTATGCTCTGGAGTCAACAATCCATATGATCTCGCTGTTGCAGGTAATGCAGCGATTATGAAAAAACTGGACACAGGTAGTAACATTGGATGTGGTGGAAATGTTTTTGCACAAGGACATGTCATCTCTAACTGCGGTGGTCATGTTCTTGCTGCTAAAAAGAACTTTGATATTCCACACCCTACCAAAGATGGATATAGACTGAGGCATACCTGCCCCGAAGGTCCATCTAATGATGTATACTTTAGGGGCAGAGTCACCAATAAAACAGAAATTATACTTCCTAATTATTGGAAGAAACTTGTAGATTTTACAACAATTACTGTAAACTTAACTCCGATTGGAGCACATCAGAATGTAATTGTTAAAAGGATTGATGAAGAAAAGGTATACCTTCAAGCAAAAGGAGGTATGCCCATCAACTGCTTCTTCCACATCTATGGAACAAGAGCAGATGGAGAAAGACTTATCCCCGAATACGAGGGTAAAACACCAGCAGATTACCCCGGAAACAATGATGAATATTCTGTTTCTGGATACCATTACGATAGAAGAGAGGTTGAATCATGAGCGCAGGAGAATTTACACCAGCAGAAAGCGGTAAAGATTGTAGCGAAAAAGAAGGTGGATGGGGTATTAAATCCACCAGATATGACTACATCTGGAAAGGTGATATTGATGAAGACAAATATCCAGATGAAGCATGTCGCCCAAGGTATCATGGTAATGGACAGATCGATAATCTTCAGGTAAATACTGAACTTAATGGTGCTGGTTCTATTGATATTGCTGGCACCGGTGATTTTGGAGGCGATGTTACCGCTCCAGCTTTTATCGGAAATGTTATTGGCAATGTAACTGGCAATGTAACTGGTAATCTTACCGGGACAGCATCTGGAAATAAGGGTTTTGATATCCCCCACGTAAAAGATAGTGGAAAAAGAATTAGACACATATGTGTTGAGGGACCAGAATCTGGAATTTACGTCAGAGGCAGTCTTAAAGATGCAAATGAAATTGTTCTTCCAGAATATTGGGATGGTCTTGTTGATCCAGAAACTATTACGGTGACACTGACTCAAATTGGATACTCTCAAGATTTGATTGTTGATAAAATTGAGTGGGGTAAAATTGTTCGCATCAGATCTGGTAATGGAGCAAACATCAATTGTTTTTATGAAGTCTGGGCAGCACGTCATATCAATCCTATGAATCATGACGAAAAACTTCATGTTGTGTATGAGGGAGATAGTCCGAAGGATTACCCAGGAAATAATGAGTATTATCTACTTGGAGGATGGGACTATGACCGTCGTGAAACCAAGTGGAGGCGTCCAGAAGACGAAATCGACTCCGTAAACCTTGACACAGAGTCCTGATTACCCTATAATAAGCAGGTAAGCAAAGGACCCCATGCAAGACGATTACC